CATTGCGGAGCGACTCCGGCATTGGATACGAAGAAGTACCCGCTGTTCAGGCTGGAAACGAACGACGTCGTGTTCGCCGCGCTCTGGTAGGGGATGTACCCGTCCAAACCTCCGGCAAGATTCGTCGCCGTCGTTGCGCTCGTGGCAGTGGTCGCAGTGGTCGCAGCCGTTGCATTCCCGACCGTCAAACCGGCAGCCGTACCCGTCAATCCCGTACCGATTCCGCTGATCGTCCCTAGGGCGACATTCAGGTTCCCCGATGCGACGTTCAGACCGGCATTGAAGTTGACGAAACTGTTGATGTTCCCTAGGGCGTTCAGGGCCGTGATATCGCTATTGGTGCCTTTGGCAGCAACCCCGGCGTTCACTTGGCTCACGATCTGATTGAAGTTCGCCATGACTTGCGTGGCGTCCTCAACCTGACCGTTGACGATGTTGTATGGAAGTGCGCTGATGATCGCCATGTCAACCCGCGTTCGTGTAGCCGGTCTCTTCGAACCGATGGAACTGCGTGCCGATCGATACAGCGGTGTTCGCAGTGACCTGTACTTGCACGTTCAATTTCTGGAACACCAATGGCGCCGACCATTGGATGTTGTAGACGTGCGGAATGTTCGTCGTCGTCGACCAGAGGCTTCCGCTACCAATAGGAATCGGGCCCCAAAGGTTCGTCCCCCAGATCGATCCGCTCCCGACCGTGGAAACCGTGACTTGATTGAGGATGTTGTTCTGGTCGTCCAACCCGCTGATGAGGTAGTTCGTAGATACCCCGTAGCTCGACAGTTCAATCGTGGATTCGACGACCTGACGCTGAGCCATCTTGCCGTCTTTGGGCATGGAGCTCGTCGTCAGAAGGCAAGTGATCGCCGTTCCGTTGTCGTTGTACACGGACGAGGTTGACGGCAGGACAGGACTCTCGAAAAGGGCCGCCCCCGTAGACTCGTCGGACACGATGAAGTAGTTGGCGACCGGACCCATGCAGTCAAATGCGAAGGTATGCGGCCCAGTCCAGCGGCGCCGGTTCATGTCGAACCAATACTCGTATTCGACCGGAGAACCGTTCAAGGTCGTGTAGACCGCCGCCCGGTAGATAGACCCTATGAACCCGGCAGCCGTTCGAGTGGGGAATCGGACATTCTGGAACGGGATCTGTAGATCCTGCTCCTGGCTCTTTTCTTCCTTGGTCAACGGGCGCACCACCCCGAACGGATCAACGAAGTACGGGCCATCGACCGCAACGAAGATCACCCCGATAGGAGTCTGCACGACAGAGCGAGGGGAATTGCTCCCGAGGCTCAAGGACAGATAGTTGTTCTGCAACGGGACCGGGAAACCGGTAGCGATATCCCCGGTGATCTGCCAAATCTGGAACGCCTTGAACACGGTCAACGCCTGAACGATCCCGCTCGAGGTCGTTGCAACTGGCAGGCCGCAGTACGCAGTGATCGGCGTAGTGTCGCCGTGCGTGATCGAGTTGAATGCGCTCGTGCGCCCTAGGGGAGCCAGTACGTCGCTGAAGAATGACGTATTTCCGCAAGCGTAGTAGGCGCGATTGTTGAAGTTCGCCACGGCTACTGGAACGGAAGTCAATCCGTAGATCGCCGTATTGGCCGAGTACCAAACCGGCGAAGTCGGCACCGCTAGGTCGATCACGCCGAAGAAGTTTCCCCCGGCGCTGGTCATCGCTCCGGAAACCGTGATCGCCTGATTGACCGTGTACGTCCCATTGCCACCATAGACGCCACTGACGAACCCGGTGATGTACGTTCCAGCTGCAACGCCTGCGCCGGCAAGATTCATCCCAATCTGGATCGTTCCGCTCGCCCCGGTGATGACCAGACTCGTGCTGGAAGTCGCGTTCCCGGTGAAGGAACCGCTCGTCGCCGATCCGTTGAAACCAGGGTGCGTGACAATGATCTTGGTTCCGATCATCGCCATCGTCGGAGGAACCCAGTCTCCGGTAGTCGAAGGGGAAATCGGGACGTTCGACGACAGGACGTTGCTGATCGTCGTGAATGAATCCCCGAATGTGTTGAATGCGAACGGCTCGTCGTAGCCAGCATTGCGGCCCGTCGATACCATCCCGTAGACCATCGACCCGACCGTGATGAAGACGGAAACGTAGGTCGGCGTCGTGAAGCTTGCAAAGTTCGTCAGCGGGGCGCCAATACCAGGGCGCGCAACGACAATCTCAGGATTGGCCTGATCGAAGATCAGGTTTTGCAGCGACTTGCAGGCGCCCAGGAAGGCGTCAGTAGAATCGTAGGCGTCGCACAGTCCTCTAGGAGTGAACCGTTTCGGGTCTGATTTGTGGATGGGCACAGCATCAGTCCGTCAATTTCGTCGGCTTCAGGACGCGATTGAAGCGGAACTTGCGAGGATCCAGACGGACGGAATGGACTACTTGCTGCTCGTCGCCTTCCATGATCAGGTGACGCTTGAGCATGTCGTTGCACCGCTGGACATAGCGCTCATACCGGTCATCGTCCGTGATCATCATCAGGCGTGTAGCGGTTGCCGTGATGAGATAGTCCTGATCCTCGAACCAGGGGATCGTCAGACTGTCGGACTGCGGGGCGACGTAGATCGGCTGCGTCTGCATGTACCGATGCGTCAGGGTGATCTGCCCGGATGACTGCGGATAGACGAAGAGTTGCCCCGCCGACAGCAGCGTGCTTTGCTGCGGAGTTCCGCTCCACGATTGCGCGCCCACCGAAAGGTCCGTCATGAACTCGTAGGGGTAGTTCGAAATCGACGGATCCTTGAACTCGGCATCGTAGTCGCGTGGCGAAATCGGGTTCAGGAAGTACGGAAGGTTGTTGTTCAGGTAAAAGAGGTCGTAGGTTCGGTTGTAGTCGGCCTCAAGCAGGAACGGCCCGTTGCTGTTGGCCTGAACCACAATCGAGGAAGTCTTGCGATTTACCTTAAGATCCTGATGCTGAACCAGGTCATCGAGGACGAAATTGAAGCACTGCCCGGACTGCAACACGAAGCCCGGGCATTTGGCAATCTGCGCCGCCAGGACGCAGATTTGCTGGTTGGTGTTTGCGCTCACGCGATCCCGTGCTTTTTCTTCAGGTCGGCAATCTTTCGAATGCCCTTCTCACGACTCTCGAACAGGTGCTTCAAGGCACCCGGAAGGTTGTCGACGTTCTGCTGCTCGGCGGAAACGAGCTTCTTGCCGCTCTTTTGCTTCTTGTTCACGATTTCGAGTTGCGTTTCCAGCTGCTCGATCTGCCGGTCGTGCGCCTCGATGTTCGCTTCAAGAGTGGGGATCTCGGCAATCTCCTGCTGGCGCTGGATCACGGCCCGGAACATATCCATGCGGTTGTTCAGGGTCGGCGCATCGTCGTCCAGGTAGATCATTCCAGTCGTCGAGATACTGGCCTGATTGGGCATCTGGATCTGCATGTTGAAGTTGCCGACGATCAGGCGATTGCCGACTGCGGCTTGCGAGACTTCCTCTTGTTCCGGCGGTTTCATGTCATTCACTTGTGCTTCTCCATTAAGGTTCTTGTTGGCGCTCTTAGGCTCGCGCCGATGCCCAGGCCGGAGCGCGAGCGCCCGGACCCTTGGGTGAGAGGACAGAGCCAACCCGGCCGCCGTTCATGTAGCCCTGGCGGAAAGCGTTGTCATTGGCCTGCCCAAAAATCGATTGCTCGTGATACCAGGCGCGATAGACCATTTCCTTGACGGTCCGAAGCGTGTTCGTGTCGACCGTGATGACCTGGCCGTGGTAGGCCGGCATCGAGTTGATCGTGATCCCCTGGCCTGCGGACGGCGGAAGGTCTAGCGTGTAGTGCCAGTAGTCGACCTCCTGATCCTCGAACTCTCCCTTCTTGACTTCGACGCTCACGGTCTTGGTGCCGGCGTAGACCTCGACCACGTTGGAGGTCAGGAGAGCGGCGGCTTCGCCGGCAGCCTTGGACCGGTCCATCTCGTGTTGGAGCATCTGACCCTTGGCCTGCTCTTCGGTAAGCATGGCGATCAGGTCTTCCTTGCTCAGCGTCTTCAGTTCCTCGGTCGAGAGGGCGCGAGCCTCTTGCGCCGTCTGAACGTCCGGGTTGCCCTTCATGCTTCCCGTCGTATTGACAATCGGTTTGGACATTTGCTGCTCCTTAGAAAAAGGGGGGAGGGCGATTCAGCCCACCCCCCAGGCCTGCGGCTGCGACGCTAGGTTAGAACGTCACGCTACCAGCGTTGAAGAACGAACCCGGAGAAGCCGGCGCAAATGCGCTCGACGACTCGGTACGCGCGAGAAATGCCTGATTCAGGATGATCGACCCGTAGAAGACTTTCCACGAAACGACCCGCGTCTGGTTCAGCGGATCGCTCTTGTCAGCACCCGTCAGGTAGTGGAACTCGGGATTCTCGAGCAGCACTTGGCCGTAGGAGTGGTTGGCAATGAAGATCGTCGGGAAGACCGTCACCCCGGTCGCCGGAGCGGCGGGAGGCGTCTGCGCCGTGCCGATACCGGTGATCGTGACCGTCTGGTTGCCCGCCAGCTGCGTCGCCTGACCGGCCAGCGGACCAGTCTGCGGACCAAGGGCCGAGAGGCCAAGGTTCGAGGGCGAGGTCGTGGTGCCGATGTAAACGTTGAAGACGTAGTTGGGCAGAAGCGGCAGGCTGACCTGGATCGAGCCGGTGGGGCCCGTGACTGACACCGAACTGCTGACCTGATAAATCTGCTGCTCGACGCTCGTCAGGAAGGGGCTGGCCGTGACCTGGACGTAGTAGGTGCCCGTCGCAAGCGACCCGCCGGAGGTCAGGCCCGTGCCGTTGATCTGAGCCAGACCCGTCCAGAACGGGATCATGTTCGACTCGACAAAGCGGCATCCGCCCCAAGGGCCGAGCTCGTTGTTGTAGAGCCGGTTGACCTCGGAATAGCTCCATGCGTTGACGATGGTCGCGTTCTCGCGCATGTCCTGGGCGACCAGCGGATGCATGAGGCCGACGTAATGCTGGATGACGGCAGGAGCGCGATCAGGGCGGTTTTCGCCGGCCTCGATCATCATGTCTTCGCGCTCATCCCCCAGGAAGCGAGGGGCACCGTAGGTCAGCAGGCCACCGACGATGCGGTTGACTTCGTGCGGGCTCATTACGTCGGTCGCCAGGAGCGAGGCCCGGTTGGCGCGCGAGTTCACGAAGTTCGTTTGCGTGCCGGTCATCAGCGTGTTGAGCGTGTTGCGCTCGAGCGTTTCGGGCAGTTGGATCCCGATCAGCTGGATCGCCTGCTGGAAAAGAGGGTGCTTGATGGTCAGGTTCGCAACGTCCGTCACGATGACCCGATCCCCCCACTGCTGCGCAACAGCAGAAACCTGTTGCAGCGTCAGCGGTTCCCCGGGCGGGGCAACGCCTTCTTGCAGGGGCGCGAAGGGCAGCGGCAGGCGCTGGTAGCGGCTGGCCGTGTAGGTCGTGCCCCGGTTGGGTTCAAGACGCAGCGGCTTGCCGAATTGGTACGCAACCAGTTGGCGACGGGCCAGCGGCTCGACTTCCTCCTGG